CGAAGCGGGCCCGGACCCGGGCCGGCGAGGTGCAGTACACGCCCGGCCTGCCGCCGCCGCCGGCGTGGCTGGCCGCGGAGGGGAAGGCCGAGTGGGGCCGGGTCGCCCCCGAACTCGACCGGGCCGGGGTACTCCAGCGGGTCGACTGGGCGGTGTTCGCGGCCTACTGCGAGGCGTGGGCCGAGTTCGTGGCCCTGGTCGAGGCGATGCGGCCGCTGACCCCCGCCGGGGCGATCGCGGCGGGATTGAGCGGGGCGAAGCGGCGGTGCGTGGCCGACCTGAACCGGTTGGCCCAGCAGTTCGGGTTCACGCCGGCGAGCCGGTCGAGGGTCCAGCACGGTGACAGCGCCCGGAAAAACGTCGCGGACGCCCGGGACGCGAAGTTCTTCGCCTGACCGGCCGGCCACGCCCCGGGCCGTCGGCCGCGAGTGGGCCGCGCTGCTGCGCACCATCCCCGGCTACGACCCGTTCGCCGGAGCGGCCTCGGCCGGCTGCTGGTTCGACGCCGCCAGGGCCCAAACGGCGATCGACTTCTTCGAGCAGATGCTCGTCCACATCGAGGGCGACCGGGCCAACCAGCCGTTCCTTCTGCCCGCCTGGCAGAAGGCGATCATCGGCAACCTGTTCGGCTGGCTGACCGAGGACGCTGCTGTCCGGGTCGTCCGCCGGTACAAGGAAGTCCTCCTCTACGTGCCTCGAAAGAACGGGAAAACGCCGTTCGTGGCCGGCCTCGGGCTGTTCGTCTTCTTCTGCGACGGAGAGCCGGGCGCGCAGTGCTACATCGCGGCCAAGGACAAGGACCAGGCGGGTCTTCTGTTCCGCCAGATGCAGGGGATGGTCGACGCCAACCCGCTCCTGTCGGCCCGGTGTACGGCCTACGGCGGCAGCGCCCCGGGCGGCCGGTCGAAGTCGTTCGTCAAGGCCGACAACTCGTTCCTGAAGGTGATCTCGGCCGACGCCGGCGGCAAGCACGGCGGCCTGCCGCACCTGGTCATCGTCGACGAGCTGCACGAGCAGGACGACCGGGAGTTGATTGACACCCTGCTCACGTCGATGACCAGCACCAACCGCAAACAGCCGCTCACCATCTACCTGACGACGGCCGACTACGACCGGGTGTCGATCTGCAACGAGGTGTACGACAACGCCAAGGCCGCCCGGGACGACCCGGCCCACGACCCCCGCCTGCTCCCGGTCATCTACGAGGCCGCCCCCGCGGACCCGTGGGACGACCGCCGCACCTGGGCGGCGTGCAACCCGAACCTGGGCGTGTCGGTCAGCGAGGACGAGCTCGTCCGGCTGGCGAAGAAGGCCGCGAAGAACCCGGCCTTCCGGGCCGAGTTCCGGCGGCTGCACACGAACGTGCGGGTCCGGAAGGAAGTCACGAACGCCATCGACCTGGCCCTGTGGGACGCCTGCCCGCCGCTGCCGGCCGACTTCGCCCCGGCCGGCCGGGCCTGCTATCTCGGCCTGGACCTCGGGTTCCGGGACGACCTGGCGGCGCTCGCGCTTTTGTACCCGCGGCCGGGCGGGGCCGTCGACCTCCGGTTCCGGATTTGGATCCCCGAGGGGACCCGCCGGGACCTCCGGGCGAGTCCGTTCCGGGAGTTCATCGCCGCCGGCCTGATCGAGGTCACGCCGGGCAATTCGACCGACTTCGACACGATCCGCGCGGCGCTCGAAGACGTGCGCTCGGGGTGCGACCTGCGGAAGCTGGTCCTCGACCCGAGCTACTGCCGGAGCGAGGCGACCCGGCTCGTCGAGGACGGGTTCCCGGTCGAGGAGTTCCGCCAGTCGAAGGCCAACTACACGCCGCCGTGGACGTGGCTGATGTCCGACGGCCTGGCGGGGCGGAAGCTCTGCCACGACGGCAACGGCTGCGGCCGGTGGATGGCCGGGAACGTCGCCATCGAGGTCAGCGGCACCAACGGGGTGATCCCCTTGAAGAAGAAGTCGGCCGACAAGATCGACGGCATCACCGCCATGCTCCAGGGCGTCGGCGGGTGGCTGGCCGACCCCGACAAGGACAAGCCGGCCGCGTCGAAGTTCTTCTCCTCGACGATCGTGAGGCTGTAATGACCGGCATCCCGCCCGAGGTGTTCGGCGGCCCGGCCGGCCCGCGGGCCGACGCGGGCGGCACCACGACGCTCGCCCGGCCGGCCGGGTGGTTCCGCGACTTCGCCGCCGGCCGCGACGCCGGCGGCCCGGCGGTCACCGAGGTGTCGGCCCTCAACCTGCCGGCCGTCTACTCGTGCGTGACGCTGATCGCCACGACGATCGCCGCCCTGCCCCTGGTCGTCTACCGCAAGGAGGGCCGGGGCAAGGCGGACGCCGTCGAGCGGAGCGAGTACCGCATCCTCCGGGACGAGTACAACCCGGACATGACCGCCATGACCGGCCGCGAGACGGGCCTCGGCCACCTGCTGACGTGGGGCAACAGCTACACCCAGATCGTCAAGAACAAGAGCGGGTCGACGCTCCTGCAGCTCCGCCCGCTCGGCCCGGACGTGGTCCGGGTCGTCCGCAACGACCGCAAGGAACTCGGGTACGAGGTCCGGCAGCGGGGGGCCGGCGAGATGCTGGCAGTCCTGCCGGCCGACCAGGTGCTGCACGTCCCGGGGTTCGGCGGCGACGGCGTCTGCGGGTACTCGCCGATCCGCCTGCTGGGGTCGGTGATCCGGTCGGCCCAGGCGATGGGGCGGACGGCCGAGGCGTTCGCCACCGGCGGCTTCCGGCCGCCGGGCGTGGTGCTCCTGCCGCTCGGCCGGAAGTTCAACACGCCGGCCGACGGGGCCAAGTACCGCCGCGACTTCCGCGAAATCCACATGTCCGAGGGCGGCGACCTGAACGTCCTCATCCTCGAAGACGGGGCGACGTGGGCGCAGACCGGCGTCGACCCGGAGTCGGCGCAACTGCTCGAAAGCCGGAAGTTCACCCGCGGCGAGATCGCGAGCGTCTACCGGGTGCCGCCGCACCTGGTCGGGGACTCCGAGAAGCAGACGTCCTGGGGGACCGGCGTCGACGAGATGACCCGCGGGTTCATCGCCTTCACCCTGGTCGCCTGGATGAAGCGGAACGAGCAGGAGTACAACCGCAAACTCTTCGGCGCGGCCGGCGACTACTACGCCAAGCACGTCGTCGCCGGCCTCCTCCGGGGGGACGCCCTCCGCCGCAACCAGTCGCTGGAGGTCCAGCACCGCCGCGGCATCATCACGGACAACGAGTGGCGGGCGATCGAGGACCTGAACCCGGTCGCGGGCGGGGACGTGCGCCACTTCCCCCTCAACGAGTCCCGGGTCGACGACCAGGGCGACATCCTGCCGAACGCCGCCCCCGACGGAGACCCGAATGCCGGCCCCTGACGCCGCGGCCTGGACGCTCGACCAGGCCGACGCCCTCGACTGGCTGGCCGGCCGGCCGCCGGGGGCGGCCGACGCCGTCATCACCGACCCGCCGTATTCGAGCGGCGGCCGGTTCGCCGACGCCACCTTCGCCTCGGACGCCATGGACCAGCGGGTCTGGCGGAAGTGGTGCCGGGAGTGGCTCGGCCTCGCCCGGGCGGCCACCCGGCCGGGCGGGTACCTGGTCGGGTTCACGGACTGGCGGCAACTCCCGGCGTTCAGCGACGCGGTCCAGATGGCCGGGTGGGTCTGGCGGGGGACGGTCGTCTGGGACAAGGGCCTCGGGGCCCGGGCCCCGAACCCCGCCCACTTCCGCCACCAGTGCGAGTTCGCGGTCTGGGCGACCAACGGCGAAACGTGCCCGCGGCGGCGGGCGGCCGGCAGCGGCGGCCCCTGGCCGGGGTGCCTCCGCCACCCGGTCCGGCCGGCCGACAAGCACCACCCGGTCGGGAAGCCAACGGCCCTGCTCCGCGACCTGGTCGCGTGCGTGCCGGCCGGGGGCCTGGTCCTCGACCCGTTCGCCGGGAGCGGGACGACCGGCGTCGGGGCCGTCCTCGAAGGCCGGCGGTTCGCCGGGTGCGAGGTCGTACCGGCCTACGTCCGCATCGCCCGAGGCCGGCTGGCGGCCATACCCGAGGAGATCGCCCGTGCGCTTTGAACAGGTCATGGCCGTCGTGTGCGGCACCCCGTGGGCCATCCGGCCCGACAAGCTCCAGGCGATCGAGGCCCTCATCGCCCGCAAGCTCGCCGGCGACGCCGCCCCGCCGGAGGTGCTGGCCGCGGCGGTCGCCGCCAAGCGCGGCCCCGGGGCCGGCCGGTCGCCCAAGGGCGTCGGCCTGATCCCGCTGTTCGGGACGATGACCCAGCGGGCCGACCTGCTGACGGAGTTCTCGGGCGGGACGAGCTGCGAGGCCGTCGGCCGGCAGGTCGACGCCTACGTGGCCGACCCGGCCGTCGACGTGATCGTCCTCGACATCGACTCGCCGGGCGGCAGCGTGTACGGCGTCGCCGAGCTGGCCGACAAGGTCCACGCGGCGGCCAAGGCGAAGCGGGTCGTCGCCGTCGCCGACTCGGAGGCCGCGTCCGCCGCCTACTGGGTGGCCGCCCAGGCGTCCGAACTGGTCGTCACCCCCGGCGGCCAGGTCGGGTCGGTCGGGGTGTACACGGCCCACGTCGATGTCGGCGAGGCCCTCAAGCGGGACGGCCGGACCGTCACCCTCGTCTCGGCCGGGGACCTCAAGACGGCCGGCCACCGGTACGGCCCGCTGTCGGACGCCGACCGGGCGGTCATCCAGAAGGGCGTCGACGACTACTACGACCAGTTCGTCCGGGCCGTCGCCCGCGGCCGCCGGGCGACCCTGACGGCCGTCCGTGCCGGGTTCGGCCGGGGCGACATGGTCCGGGCGCAGGAGGCCGTCCGGGAGGGCCTCGCCGACACCGTCGCCCCGCTTGACGAAATCCTAGCCCGCTACGGGGTGGTTCCGCCGGCCACCCCGCCGGCGGCCGCCCTCGCAGCCGCGGCCGGCCCCGGCGCGGACGCCGCGGTCGAAATCCGCCGCCGGCGGCTCCGCCTCGGTTGACGGGCCGGGCCGGGGGCGGCCGATCATCCCGCGCCCCCCCGCGCCCGCCCCCCGGCCCCGGACCGCCCCCGTGAACGAACTGCTCGCCAAACTCCGGGCCAAGCTCGCCGCCACCCGCGCCGCCCAGTACGCCGCCCTCGCGGCGGCCGAGGCCGACGGCGTGGCGGCCGCCGACAAGGCCACGCACCTGGCCGAGTTCGACCGCCTCGACGCCCAGGGCGTCGACGAGGGCAAGGCCGTCAAGCGGGCGGAGGCGCTGGCCGCGGCCCAGGCCGAGGCCGCCCGGCCGGCCGTCACCCCGCTCGTCTTCCCGCCCCACGACGCCACCGGCGGCGGGGCGGCCGGCCCCGTCGTCGTCCCCGCGGCCGCCCGCCGGCACGGCCCGCTGCGGGCGTTCAAGGGGCCGCAGGCCCGGGAGAACGCCTACGCCGCCGGCGTCTGGGCCGCGGCCTCGCTCTACCACGTCCCCGCGATGCAGGACAAGGCCGTGGCCATGGGGCTGATCCCCCAGGCGACGATCACCACGCTCAACAACGGCCGGGCGGCCATCTTCGTCCCGGACGTGATCTCGACGGCGATCATCGAGCTGTACGAGGCGTACGGGGCGTTCCGGCGGCTCGCCAACGTCGAGACGATGACCTCGGACACCAAGACCGTCGCCCGCTGGAACCGCGGCGTGAAGGTGTACTGGGTGGCCGAGGCCGACCCCATCCCCGACTCCGACCTCGGGTTCGACGGCGTCAAGCTGGTCGCCAAGAAGCTGGCCGCCCTGTGCAGGATGTCGCGCGAGTTCGACGAGGACTCGGTCGTCGACCTGGGCGAGAAGATCACGATGGCCGCGGCCCTCGCCTTCGCCGAAGAGGAAGACCGGGTCGGGTTCTTCGGCCAGGCGCTGTCGTCCGACGGCGGCATCACCGGCCTGTTCACCCGGCTCGCCGACCCGCTCAACGCCGCGTCCCTCGTGACGGCCGCGGCCGGCCACACCACGTTCGCGTCCTTGACCCTGTCGGACTACGCTCGGGTCGTCGGGGCGCTCCCGAGCTACGCCGGCATCGACCCCAAGTGGCTGATGCACAAGGAGGGGTGGGCGGCGTCCGGGCTGCTCCTGAGCCTCGCGGCCGGCGGGGCGACGGTGGCCGACTTCGGCCGCGGCCCCCAGCCGGTGTTCCTCGGCTACCCGGTCGAGTTCCTGTCGGCCGGCCGGCGGGTGGCCCAGTCGGTGGCCGGGTCGGTTCCGGTCGCCTTCGGCGACCTCAAGCTGAGTTCGACGATGGGCGACCGCCGCCGCCAGGACATGCGGGTCGGCGAGGCCACCGGCGACTTCGAGCGCGAGCTGATGAGCGTCAAGATGACCGAGCGCATCGACATCGTCAACCACACGATCACCGACCCGCGGGACATCACCCGTCCCGGCCCGGTCGTCGGCCTGCAGCTCGCCGCCGCGTAGTCCCCGCACCCGCCTGGCCCCGCCCCGTGACCGCGTCCCGCAGGTGCCCCGATGATCCCGAGTGACTACAAGGTCGTCCTGGCCGTCGCCCCGGGGGCGGCCGTGACCGGCGGGGCGTTCGCCGCGGCCGTCGTCGACTGCGCCGGCTTCCGGTACGCCGAGTACCTGGTCCACTTCGGGGCCGTCGGGGCCAACCCGACCGCCCTCCGGCTCGAGGAGTCGGACGCCGCCGACATGACCGGGGCGACGCCCGTCCCCGGGTCGGTCGTCGGGACCGACCCGACCGACGACGGCGGGCCGAGCGTCCTGACGGCCGCCGCCCTGGCCAACAAGACCACCAAGTTCGAGGTCGACCTGCGGTTCCGCAAGCGGTACCAGCGGGTCGTGGCGGCCGCCGGGGCCGGGGCCACGTACCTGGCCGCGGCCTGCCACCTGAAGCGCGGCGAGCAGGTGCCGGTGACGACGGCCCAGAAGGGCTGCTCCCAGGTCCTGATGTGCCCGCGGAAGTGACCGTGAACCCGACGACGCGGGGGTGCCGGGCATGTGGCTGAAGTTCCTGAAGGACCGGCACCCGTACACGGCCGGCCAGGTCGTCGACTTCCCCCACGGGGGTGTCGGCGACATCTACGTCCGCCAGGGCGTCGCCGCGCCGGCCGACCCGCCGCGGGCGGCCCCGCCCCCCGCCGGCCGGTCCGCCCGGCGGCCGCGGCCGCGGCCCGCCCCGCCGCCCGGCGACCCGACCCCGGAAGGAGACGGCCGTGACCCCCGCGACCTGGCCGTACCCGACCTCCCCGCCGGAGGCCCCGGCGGCCCGCCGCCGGGCGTACCCGACCCGGCCGGCCGACTGCGCGGTCCGGACCCTGACCCCGGCCCCGGCGTGCCTGAGCCTGACGGCGGCTAAGGCCCACCTGGCCGTCACCCACGACGCCGACGACGAGCTGATCGCCGACTTAGTCACCGACGCCCAGGCGGCCGTCGAGGCCGCGGCCGACGTGCGGATCGGCCGGCAGACGGTCGAAGTCACCTTCGCCGCCTTCCCGGCCGGCCCGGTCGCCTTCCCGGCCGGCCCGCTCCTGGCCGTCACCGCGTTCGAGGCCGACGGCCCCGACGGCCGGCCGGCCGCCCTGCCGGCGACCGTCGTCGTCGCCGACCCGGCCGCCATTCACGCCGCCGGCAGCGGCTGGCCGGCGACGGCCGGCCGGCCGGACGCCGTCCGCATCACCGCCGACGTGGGCCTCGAAGATTCCGCCCTCGCCCGCCGGGCCGTCAAGCTCCTGGTCGGGGCGTGGTACGAGGGCCGGGGCGACGGCCGGGACCCGGCCGGCCCCGGCGGGTCCGGCCTCCCG